AGAAAATTTATCAAAATTTGAAACGGCAAATGATTCATCAACTTTTAATGGAGCAAGTAATGATGCGGAGTCAATTCGGATTTTTTCTGTAAACGGTGTGTTATTTCCTGCAGTTACAATTTCCATATTATATGTTTCAACAAAACTTTCAAATGCACCGGAATCAAATCCATAAAAATAAGCATTTTTTGAAGAACTATAAAATGTATTTTTTGTTTGGTCTGGATGTGAACTTTGTATACTTGTTGTAACTGCAACATCAAATTTTTGCCAAAATTTCCATTGTGCCTGTAAATCATAGAAAGAGGATGTTGGTGTATTACCATTGTAAGCACGAGCAGATAACACATGGTTATTGAAAGAAGTTTCATTTAATTGTTTTGCCCAATATCTCAATTCAAAAATTGAACCTGAAAGTATATTATTTGTTTGTGTATTTGATCCAGAACCAATGTATAATTGTCCACTTGATACCCATGCACGATTGTAATTTGATTCGGTGCTTCCAGTTACGGATATACTAGCAGACCTTTCTATTACAACTTTTCCGTATTTTTCAGTTTTAACTATAAAATCATAAATTTGATTTGAAGAAGAATTATCATTTGTATATCTTCTTTTAATCATTAAATTTAATGGAACATCATCATAGAAATAATCATCGTTTATTGATGCACTTTTGTAACTACTACCATTTCCTAAATAAAAAGTTAAACTTCCTTTTTCAATATCAGTTCCATTTTTATTTGCAGTAACAAACCAATCCACTCGACTACCACTTTGTTTTTGCAATACAGTTTGTATTGGATCCAAATCATATTTATACATTTTGTTTGGTTCCATTTTCCAACGAAATGTTAATGTATCTGGATATTGCCAATTGCCATCTTCATTGTTAATTTGTTCCCACGGAACTTCAACATAACGATTTGTTGTTGGTAGCGGATAACTTCCTGAAAAATTTAGATAATAAGTTTGTTTTTCAAATTCTGTTCTTGGTGTTTCACCGAAATCGGCATTATCTGGACCACCGTATTCTCTTATACTTAAAAGAGTTTTTGGTATGCCATAAGCAGCAAGTAATGCCCGTATTCCTCTTGCAGTTCCTTTTGTTTTGTAAATATATGGTAAATTATTTAGTATTCTACGCCAAACTTCTTTTGTTCTTTCTTCTTCTGTTTTTGCAAGGTATTTGTTTGTAGTTACTTTTCCAGACCAAATTGGTTCGCCACTACCACTTAAACCAAGTGCATATTCCCAAAGGTCTTTTGCTTGTGTTCCATGTGATAATGTCCAACCTAAATTTTTTGCAGTTTCATATATTAAATCTTGTGATAATCCGTCTTTTGGATTTTCTTTTCTTTGATTTTTTTTCAAAATATGGTCGGTATACAAATATATTATATCAAAATGTTGTCCAATCATATTTACAAAAACTGTAAATTCATCGTTATCTTCGTCATCTCTTAAAAATTCTGGTATTGCTTTATTGAGAGAGTTGTAATTTTTTAAATCATAGTTACTCGCAGACTCATATAAGTTATCATACCAATTTTGTCCTTCGGCAGATAATGTTGAATATAAACCAAATTTACCCTCTTTTGTTGCTATATTGTAATTACTTGCAGTTATATCCAATTCATATTTTGGAAATGGTGTAATTGTTGATGATAGTTGTGATGTGTAATAATTACTACCGGTGGTTTCGTAATACATCCATTTTTCAAATTCATCAAAACCACCAATTACCTTATCCCTTAAATTTGTAACTTTAATAACATTAGCATCAACGGAACCCGTATATGTAGATAATAAAACAAGTTGTGTGTTGTAATTTTCTATTAAACCCAATTTGAAAAAGAAATTTGCAAGTCTATCAGCAGCAGAAGAATAAAATATAAAGTTCTTAAACTCACGAAAATCTACATTTAATTTTACATTACTTCCGTAATCAAATACATATCTATTTAATAATTCTTGTGATGTTTGAACATTTGTGGATAATAAATCATTCCAAGATTTGTAATCAGTTTCAGTTGATAGCCAATAATCATAATCAACTTCAAAATTAGGTCCACTAATATATGGTATTTTACCAACACCTTCTTCTCTACGAACTGATACATTTTCTATCCAAGGTTTAAGTATCTGACTACCTAACCAACATTCGTAATAAACATCAACATCTGCTGGTAATGGCTCATATAATTTTGCATAAAAATATGTATCATCACCATCAGTTGTAATGTTTATTACATCTACTATTAAATTTTCACCAAAGTTTAATACTATCGGTGGCAAATATGTTGTTGATGATAGATATGTTAAAACAAAATCACTTAATCTTTTAATTGCTTCTTGATTTGCAGCGTATTTTAAGGAAAGTCTAACTTCTCTACGATCTGCAGACAAATCGGATATAAATAATCTATAAGCATCAGTTGATGGATCTCCAACCAAATTTCTAAAAAAGTTGTAAACAAATTTATATTCACCAACTGGTAATTTCAAAAACTCATGGATATGTCTATGAACATCCAATACAACATATTTTCTTTCTACGGTTGTTGATACACCATCAATTGTAACTTGTTCATTTACAGTTTTTGTTGTAAAAGGTATATCATATAACGATGCACCATCAACATATGCAGTTGTTGGTAAAAATGCATGAAGTTCTAAACTGGCATCAGGATATTCAAAAAATTGAGTTGTTGGTGCATCCAAAACAGGAACAACCAATTTTCTTTTTAATCTAATTGGTGTAAATCTGGTTCCTCGAATTGGACCTTTTGCTAATAAAATATCGTCTATATTTTTGTAACTAAAATTTGTCACTAAACCATCCGTTGTTAAATTGGGAATATCTTATCAATTGCCTGTTCAGCAGTATCAGTAGACAATACAGATGCCGCCTTTCTATTTGCCTCATTTATTTTGAAGGTTGAAGCATTAGCATCATTTCTAGCAGAATTTGATTGATCAATCGCATCATCTGCTGTATCTTGTGCATCTCTAATTTCTCCATCTTGTCTTGTATTATCAACACTTATATCTTTTACATCACTTGCTAGACCAGTAACAACCGCCTGTGTAGTTGCAACATCGGATTGAATATTAGTGATTTCGTCTCTTTGGTCTGCAACATCAAGTAATGCTTCTTTTAATTCTTCAGCAGCTTTTGCAGATTCTTCTCTTTGTTTAATAACTTCCAATTCGGTTCTGAAAAGTGTTTCATCTGCCTGTTGTTGTAGTGAAACTTTTGCTTCTCTTTGTTTTTCTGCAGTTGTTAAAGCATTTGCCCTCTCTGCACTAACGGATGAAAGAACATCATCAAAATTAGAAATGGTTTGTAATTGATCACTAATAATAGAGTCTTTTCTAGCGTTTTCAGATTCAAGTTCGGAAATTCTAACTTGCAAACCACCTATTGTATTATCACCTGCATTTGTTAAGTTATTTACTTTTGTTAAAAATTCTTTTTTTGCCAATTCACGAATTTGTTGATCATTTAATCCAGCTGGTAATGGTTTTCCTGTTATTTTTTCAAATTCACCTGGTAATAAAGCTCTGTTTTGTATACTTGATATTTTATTAAATACACTTTGTTCAGCGCTAATTGCGTCTGGTAATGACTTAAATTTTGTATCTATTATTCGTGTAAAATCACTACGAACATATCTACCGTCAAGAACAGCAACTTCTATAGATCCAAAGTTTTGAATTTCACTTTGTGGAACATAACTTATTATACGGCCATTTAACTGATCTCTTTTTAGCATATTTATCATATCACTACCGAGTCTACCACCTGGAGTAAGGAAAGGAGGTGGTGGCGCTGGTGGAGCCGGTGGAACACCAGGAGGCGCTGGTGGAGCCGGTGGAACAACAGGAGGCGGCGGTGGAGTAGGTGATGAATACATAGTTATCGTGTAACCTTAAAGTAATAATTGTTATCAAAAATTTGGACATTATCACCACCATCTGTTTCTACTTTCAAAACTATACGATAAAATCTTTCTGGTTGAAATGCATTCATCCAAACATTAAAGTAACTACTTGTTCCATCACAACTAATTTTTGAACCAGTGTAATTAAATGGTAGTATTATTTCATCCGTATGTGCATCTCTAATTTCATAATAAGATGATGATGGTAGATAATAATTTACAGTATGATACGATTGAGTTGTATAATTTTTTTGTGGATATTTTGTATTTGCATAAATTTTTACTTTTGCTTTTTCATCTTGTGAATAAAACTTTTTTAATTTCAAATTTATATTCATATTACTATCAGTTATTGGACTCAAACTTCCAGTAATAAAAACAGAATCATTCCAAATAACATGCAATCTTGGAACATATATTGTATTACTATCTGTTCCAAAAAATTTCAAACTGTTTAATGTATCTAATGAACTTTCAATATCATTACTAAATTTAAGTATAAAACCATCATTTTCAAATCTACCAGAACCAGTAACCCATTTTTTTACTATCTGTGTAACATCCATATACAAATCACTTGTCTGAAAAGAAAATGATTGTGTGCATTCAATATTATCATAATCCCACCATGTTCCTCCACCTTCTTTTGAGAAATATGATGACGTAACATTTGCAGATAAATTTGAACCAAATAATATGGCAGCATCAACCCATGTTTGTGAAATACTATCCCATTCCAATGAGGATGTTGCAGGCGGTACATCCCATTCTGTTCCAACAGTTTTTGAAGTTCTATATTTCCAAGAAACACCGTCTGTTGAAAATGGATTATTAAAAAATCTACCAGTTCCATTTGTCCATGAAGAACTTACGGGATATGCATAAACATCATATTCTTGTGGTATTTCTCTTACATCTGCTGTTCTCAATGATAAATAGTATTTTGCATTATTTGATATTTTACCTGCATTTATTTTTTCTTCAATTTCACTAATATCAAATTTTATTAGTATTCTACTATTGTATTTGGATGCAGTTCCAACTAATTCATGGGATAATTCTAATAATGAATCAAGACCTGAATTTTTTGATTCGGTTTTTTCATAAATTGTTGCATCTTTTTCAGCATATATCGAATATATCATCCAAATGCCCTCACTCTACCAATAATATCATTATCGGGATATTTTATTTCAAAAATAGATGGATCAAGTGACGGAAATATAATTCCATCTTTTGTTGCTTGTGGTATATTGTAAGCATTAGAAGAATATCCTAATGTTTGATCGTATAAATTATTTATTTTTACATCAACAACAGTTTGGACACCTTCTACTTTATCAAGTTCCGTATAAACATTACTGATAATAATTGGTTGGTTTATCTGCCATTTTTTTGTATTAAAGTATTGTTTTAATTTGTTTATACAACGAAGAACAACTTGGTTTGAATTTTGATCAGGAAATATGATTATATCAAATTCAATACCGATGTTTATTATGTAAGCGTCACGAATGTTAATTGCATCCGTAAGCATTCTATAATGATTTAGATATGTTTTTAGATTTTCTTTTGTTGCATTATTTACAGTAGTTAATTGTTTGTTAGCATCATACCCTAAAACATAAAAATTTAATGCTAAATCATTTTGTACCCGTTCACTATTAAAAATTGCTTCGGATATTAACTGTGTATCTTTTGTAATATATGCTTTAGCGATAGAACCATATTTTGAAGGCAAACTATATGCACGAATTATGTAATCTTCTTTTGTAACAGCACGATTTTGAGCAGCAAAAGAAGCAAGTGCATTTTGACGAATTTCGTTTATTCCTTCTGCTGTTTTTCCACCAGTAGCTGGTACAGAATTTGTTACCGCAAGACTCGATACCACTTGGTTGTATAAAACATTATCTAATCCAGTTTCATCAAGTAATATATTTCTGCTAATTACTCTTGTTAAAACATCACTTTGAACATTATCATCAATACCTTTTCCAATAGTATAATGAATAGTTAGTGTTGTATTGTTTGGAGCAAGACCATATGTTTTTGTATAGAGAAAATTTGAAGGATCAATATCAATTGAAGTATTTGCTTCTAAACCAGTTAATGATGAACCAACTAAATCTGGATTTGGAATAAGAACTTCATCATCTAAATCAGCAACACCTGCACCGAATTGTATTTCATATGATCCCAAATCAACAGTTCTTGTTGTAAATCTTCTAGCAACTTTTTTAAGTTTTAATAAATAAGGTGTTTCTGTTCTGTGTTGTGATAGGGTTTTATCATTTCTTGAAACGTTAATAACGGAATCAAAAATAGTATCTTGTGCTAAATATGGAACATGATGCCATACGTTTCCATCCGAGTCAATTGCATATAAAACTTCAATCATATCCAAATCTTGTAAAACAATTTTATCATAGGGTTTTGGATCTGTAAATTCGTAATCTACTGTTTTTATTGTTCCCGAAACAGCTTTAACTGATTTTTTTAATAACCAAAATAAAACTTCACCACTTCCATTTACTTCAAAAGGAGTTACTTCGGTTGGATCATTAGGACTACTAAACTTAAAATCAACAAAATCAACTGTTCTAAACTCAATAGTATTAAATCCACCGCCGGTTGTTCCAACAACCATACCCGGTTCTATTGCAAATGCATACGCATAATCTGGTACAATTTCACCATCAACTGTTTTTGCAGGAACTATTTGAAATATATCCAATACAACATTTGATGCAATTCTATTTTTTGGTTTATATCCCAATGATTGTGCCAAATTTAATATATTTGTTCTTTCACTAGAATGTAATATCATTGATTCTTGTAATGTAACATCGGTGTAATACGATAATACATCACCAACATAAGCGGCCATTTCCAAAAACATCATACCCGGAGATGTTTCATTAAAATCTTGGTATGTATTTGGAAAGTAATTTTTAGCAAAATCAATAAGATTTTGTTTAAGAGAAGAAAAATCTCTTGATAAATAACGAATGTCTTTTTTTACCAAATCAGCCATTTGTAACCGCCTCTTTATTTATTTATTATTGACTCTTTAATTTCTAAATTGCCTGTGTCATCAATAAATATCTGAATTGGCAAATATATGTTTGTTCCACCTATTTTTACAGTTAATTTTATTTCAACTGAATGGTCTTTTTCAACAATATAATCTTGTTCACTTGGTATTATTGTTTCCAATTCTTGTATTACAAGATATGGCATCCATTCTTGAATTGCACTTTCAATTTCACCGTTTATTCTATTGAAAAAATCTTCTTCATTTGTAATGTTTTCAAATAGTATAGTTCTAATATCTGTTCCAAATGTTGGCAACATATATCGTTCACCACGAGCAGTCAATAACAAATTTTTAAGATTTGAAAGAACTTGTTTTACATTAGTAAAACTTTGAAAAAATACACCATTTGGATTGTTAAACGGTATAGTTATACCAATTGGTCTTGCATATTTTAAGTTTGGAACTGCAGTATTTACAATTTCTCTTTTTCTACGGTAAAATGACATTTATCATCTCCCTTTTTTTTCTTCTATCTTTTTCATAAGAGCAGAATAATCTTTGGTTAAAGCAGACATTACTTCGTCTGGTATTTGATTTGGTGTATAACCTTGTGGAACTGCACCAGTATTTTGTCCAAAATTTTGAGCCATATCGGCAGTAAACATAAATTCACCTTCCATATCTGCACTTTCATTTAGTGTTCTACGCGTTTCTTCCAATAAATCTTGTATAGAATTAAAATTTATTTTTGATTGTATTGGTTTTTTTACTGTTTTTTGAGCTTCTGTATAAAGAGACATACCGTGTTCAATTGCACGTTTTTGCGAAGGTTTACTTGCTTCTTTTTTTGTCACCTTTTTTTCCAAAGCAATTTCAATTTCTTCACGGATTATTTCTCTAATTTTTTTGAAAAAACCATTGCTGTCCATCACATCACCTTTATATTGTTAATTGTTTATGTAAATAAATATAATAATTTTATCTTCCATCCCAAAGTTTAGGGTAGTTTCCAGGTTTTCTAGTATCTGTTTTATATGAAAAATGCCAAACTTCATTCCAATATGGATACCAACCAAATTGCATACCATTTTTACGAATCCATAATTGTGCCGTAGTAGCATTTGCTTGATGGTATCTCTCTATTGCTTCTAGGTTTTTCGTTCCCGCTCCACTTCCTGTTTTGCCTCTTGTATCTATCGCTCTCCCTTGTTGGTGTGGTCCACCAGCTTTTTCACCTTTCAGATTATGTTTGCCCATAGGTGGAGCTACTAACGAAGTGTCACCATTTATTGAATTAAATCTTCCGCCGGGTGTTACATAACTACCAGCATAGGGTCTCCAAACATCAACTTGTCCTTGCTGAGTTCTAAATGAATCACTTATCATCAATAATTTGCCTCCAAGATTTCCTTTTACATCTGCACCTGGAGTAGGAGTCGGCAAAAGTCCTGAAGCAAATCCGGCTTCAAACATTCTAATCACTGCAGCTACAGCAGGTGTTGCTAAGTAATTATCACCAGTATTTCTTCTATATTTTGGAGGAATTGCTGTTAAAATACCTCTTGCTAATGCATCTTTTGGATCACCCAAAACAGTTTTACCATCCCCTCCACCTGCACCAGTTTGTGCAGGTTGGTTATGGCTTGCAGCAATTTTATCACCAATACTTTCTCCATTTGGTATTGGATCCGGAGCAGGTGCAGCTGGTTTTTTTGAAATATATGGAACAAGAGTATTATACATTCTTCCTGTTAATTTTCCAGGTTCTTTGTCTATTCTCTCATAATAATCCTTATAGATAGAACTAACGTAAATTTTTGAATCCAATCCACCCTCTCTATGTCCATCTGGTGCAGATTTTACATTAGATATAAATACTGCTCCATGAACCCATGCATCATTTGCAATTTGAGTAAATTCCTTAAAATTTGTTTCTTTTATTGCAATATGATGTCCTGATGATGCAGATGAATCTGCACCTTTTGGTGTTGTGTTTCCTCCAATAGTTACCATTCTACCAAATTCATCAAGAAATATCAATACTTCAGCATATAACTGACTATTTTGAACAGTATGATGCTTTACTGCTGAAATTACACCTATTTTCCAATTTAATTTTATTAGTTGTTTTAATAGTTTTTCACCTTTTGGTGTAATTCCACCATCTTTTGTAAAATGAAAATCTGGAATAAAAATAGCAATATTACCGGAATCTTTAATCAATTCTTCTGAATTTAAGTTAGCAGGATCTAACCAAATTTTACTTGGTTTGAAAACATTATCTTGTGTTCCTGCCGATTTCAAGTCTTTCCATTTCCACTGTTTATTTCCAGGATAATTTATCAATTTTTCTTTTTTTAGTATTTCTTCGTGGTAATTATTTATGTTTCCCTCTATACTTGTTGATAGTAATGCATATCCAGAATGTTTAAGACAATGATTAACCCAAATACCAGACCATTTTGGCCAATTTCGCCATGATGAATCTAAATTTTTTTTCTCAATTACATTAGTATTTGCAGATTTACCTATTCCTATTTGACTTTTTCCATTTGTAATTATAGATCCATCTACTATTGTCATATGTAATTCATTACCAGCTTCAAAAATATATTCTATATTATTATTATAGACACCAACATCGTATACATTCAAAAGTATTGGTATGTCCAAAAAAGATTCAATACTTTTTTGGCCTTCTATTAAATTTTTCCATTTTCCAAGTATTGTTGGATTTTTTTCACGAGATCCATCGGTTGGTGATGCTGATCCAGTCATTTCTGGAGGTGGCCAGTATGGTATCAATCCAGCAATTAAACTTGTTCCTGTTGGTGATGTAACAACATTTTCATTTTCTTTATATCCAAATCCTGGACCTTCATCTGGTCGCCATCCCCAATATCTTTTGTGATATTTATTTTCTTTTTTAACCATATCTGCAAGTGACATTGGTTGATTATCTTTTAATGGAACTAAATAAAACCTATGGTTATACTTACCATCTGCACTAACAGGAGCATCATTTTTTGAAGGTGGTAGTGGATCTTTATCAACACCATCAGCACCTTGTGGACTTTCATTTGCCTTCGCCTTTGCATCTAATTTTGTTAAATCACCACAATCATTTCCAGATGTTACTGGTTGACCTGATGTGTCATCTGGTGTTCCACCGTCTTGTCCTCCGCCACCGCCATCATTTACACCCTGTGTGCCGTTTGTTCCAGATGTTCCTGTTGTTCCAGATGTTCCTGTTGTTCCAGAAGTTCCTGTTGTTTCACCAGGATTAGTAGGTGGGTTTGATGATTGTGCGGTATTATTTACCGGAACATTATTCAAAATATAACTTGCCATAGCATTTGGAAGACCAGAATGTGAAGTTGCACCAAATGGTTTGTCTATAAAATGACCACTTTTTGCAGCATCTTTTAATTTTTTAGTTGCAGGAACTCCAGTTCCATCTTCACCGGAAGAAAAATAATATACTTTATCTGGATATTTTACAAGATGGCTAGCAATTCTATCAACTGATTGTAAAATTGTATCTCTTCCTGGATCACCTTGTCTAGAATAAACACCACCTATTAAAATTAAATCCCATTTTTCATAACCACCGCCAAATTCGTCAATTGCTATTTGATATGCCTCACAACCTTTTGAAAATGCAACAATAATGTGTTTGGTTGGAGATATGCCATTATCCGATAGAATTTTTTTACATTCCGCAGTTCCTCTTTTTATACCATTACCATCAACTTTTTTTTGTGATTTACCACTTACAATTGCAACTTTTGTTAAATTGTAAACATTAAAATCTGCACATCTACTAAAACCTTTACTATACCCACCTGCACTACTATTATTTGTTCCCCACATATATTCTCCTGGAAAAACAACAGGTGTTTTTGGATTTGTTGGAACACCCACACCACCTACTAAAAAAATAAGTGGAGCATTCAAATCTTTTATAGATGATTTGAACGAACCGTATTCAAAATTTTTATCTATTCTTGGTTCTTTGGGCGCTGCCAATTATTTCTCCTTTACTATTTAATATAAATAGATTTTTGTGTTATATTGCACCTAAAATTTTTGCAAACTCTAATGTAAATTTTTCTCTTTTATCTTGGTGAACAGGAACTGAATTTACAGTTAATGAAACTGCTTTACAATTTGCAGAAGAAAAACCAGCATCAGCTTTTTTTAATGTACCTCGACTTGAACAATAATGTCCAGCTGATGCAGGAGACAATTCACCTGCAACCAAATCTGAATTTGTCAATATGTCTTGTCTGTTCATTGAATTAGCAAACGATTTGTAATTGGATTTGCCTGTTAATTGAATCCACCCTTTGCCTCTAAATCTGAAACCGTCACCTGTTTCTTCTGAACCATTTCCTAGTTTATTAGCATATATTATATTTGCAATTTTTTCAGGATTTCCTATAAATTGTGCAGCTCTATTTCCTCTCGTACTACCAAATAACTTAATCAACGACGCAGGTTTTGTGTAATTAGTATTTTCCGATCTTGGTATTATCAAACTACATTCAGTTTTACATTGACCTAAAAAATGTGCCATTCTAACATTAGTATTAACATTATATTTTTCAACACAAAGAATAAGACCAGAAAAGGCATTGGGTGGAACATGACCTTTTAATTTACCCAAATCCACTTTTCCAGCTTTAACTGGTATTGGAACTTCTACTGGTGGACTACCAGTTCCACCAGCGCCTCCTGCTCCACCGGCTCCACCAGCGCCTCCTGCTCCACCGGCTCCACCAGCGCCTCCTGCTCCACCGGCTCCACCACCTGAAGTTGCAGTTCCACCTGTATTATCGGAGCTTAAACATGGTGATTTTGATACACTACTTGAACCAGCTCTATATGTATCTGCTGTTTCAGCTGTTAATGTTTTATATGCTTCACGATTCATTAAATCATCAGACCAATCTTCTTCTCTAACATCAGTTAAAGCAACTTCTGCTTCTTCATCGGATATTACAACATTTTCTAAAAGTTGTGCCCTATAAGCACCAACAAAATTATTTATGTCTGGTTCAGCTTCTATTTCTTCTCTATCAGCATCAGTTAATGCCATAATAATCTCCAATTAAACTTCATATGTTATGTCACTACCAAATTTATCTTGTAATAACCTTGAATTTAATACACCGTCTCTTTGATTTTTTGCAATAAATTTAGTTTTTACTCTTATTAAACATCTTTGTAAATTCAAATTATCATTTGACAATTGATTTGAAGAAATGTTAAATTCTCCGTCTACTGTTATATCACCGCTAAGTAGTGATTTAATATCGTTATTACTAACATTAAAATTTCCTCCATTAAGAATAGATACTGGATATGATATGTCCAATGAACTTATGTCATTTTGTCTTAATGTTATACCACTACACGATCTAGGTAAACCTTCTAATGATGTTATTTTATTATTTGCAGCATTAAATTCACCATTTACTTGTTTAGGTGCACCTTGTAAAGATTGTAAATTATTATTTGAACAATCAAAATTTCCAGTTACCAAATCTGGCGCATTTGTTAAATCTTTCAACCCAATATCTCTACAAATAAAATTACCATTTACAGTCTTAAATTTGAATGGTATGCTGGTAACTATTTCTCCAGTAGTATATTGTTTCTTATTCCTTAAATCAATAGTTCCATTATAGCCAATAATTTCATTTGTTATTTCTTCTCTTATTACAAGTTGTGGTGATAGTCCCAACTCCCATATTGGATCGTTTGATGTTCTTGCATCACCACCAGTTTCTTCTTCATTTTCTGGTGTATCTGGATTATCTCTTTCATCGGGATCTACTGCTTCACTGCATAATGCATCTTCTCCAAAATTTGTAAATTCTGGAGAAAATGCTGTTTGTATAGATTCATCAAATTCTTCATCATTTAATCCATGTTCTTCTTTATAGTTCTTAAAAGCATCTTTATTATTAACACTTTGTAATTCTATATCATTGATATGGTCAGTTAATGATGTTCTTAACGAGTTTGACTCAGCAGATAATTGCACATATTTATTTATTTTTTCTATCATATCTCGCAATTCAAGTACACCACTTTCTTCAATTCCAAAACCCATTGCAATTGCAGCTACTTTTTGTACCCTATAATCTATTTTTGAAAAATTAGTTATCCAGATACTTTGTTCTATTGGTAAACTATTTGGATAATTTTCTATATCAGGTTCTGTATCTCTAGGTGTCATTAAATCAATAAAATCTATTTCAAGTGATAATGCCAATTTTTCTGCTTCTTTTCTATCATCTTCATTTTTTGAATATAATAATGTAGAAATTTTAACAACCGATTCAAGTAATTTTTCATCTCGAAGACCATTATCATCTATCAATTTTTTCTTAAAAACAGAATCCAATATATTGTATATTTCCATATTTTTTATATCTGAAAATGTTTTTATTTTTATTGAAGAATTTAACATTTTATCAAGAGTTGGAACAGAAATACCAACAGATTGCGCCAACATTTCTAATACATCTGGATTCAATGCATCTTCTACTAAATTTGTCAATTCAAGTTGTTCTAATAATCTTTGTTTTATTTTATTTATATCACCACTTGCAATATCAGATAAATTTATACTATCAGTTATTCTTGATAATTTTCTTAATATGTTTGTATTTGATCCAATACTTTTAGCAAAAGATCCTAATTTATTTGCGGATAAATTTGATATGTCATCTATACTAGGAATATCTTTTAGTATATTGTTTTTTACACTACCAATTATATTTGAAGTTCTATCACCTATCGCTTTTGATTTGGAATACTCATACGATAAATTTTCTTGTGAAACATTTTCAAATAATTTATTTATATTAGGGTTTGGCATTAAACTTCTCCATTTTATTCAACAAAAATATTTGTTGCACCCGTAAATTCTTTTATCATTTCTTTGTCTAATAAAACACCATCATCGTCAAAATAATTATTTTGTGATCCAACAGATATTGTTCCACCTGTAATTTTTAATTGGGTCATTCCTGCAAATATAGTATCATTTTTCAAATCACAATCTCTTGCTACAACTCTTTGGAAAGCCCATCCAGTATAATCACTTGGTAGTCCAACCAAAGATTTTAGGTTTACATTACCACTACATTCAAATTGAGCTTTATCTCCAAATTTTGTAGGTGCTCCAGTTAAACTATTCAAATTATTATATCTAACATCCATACCTAATTTAACATATTCAGGACCACCCACAAGATTTGTTATACCAGTTTTCTTACATCCAAAAAATTCTACTCTTTTAGGACCACCAACAAGTGATTTTAAGTCACGGTTATCATCACAGAAGAATTTTTCTGCCTCTTGTGGTGCATTTACAAGTGATTTTAATTTACAATTACTTACTATAAATGATCCTTTTACCTTCCCAAAAGGTATTGGGATTTCATATAAATCTGGTCCAGTTGTGGATTGAACTTTATTTAATATATTTTTACCAACAAATGATATACTACCATCATAATCCCACTTACCATTAACAAATTTCATTTTAGTCTTATCTACACCCATTTGCTCAAATGTTATACCATTTGGATTTGTTGATGAAACTGTTCCTGGAATTACATTTTCATTTACACCCTGTGTGCCGTTTGTTCCAGAAGTTCCTGTTGTTCCAGAAGTTCCTGTTGTTCCAGAAGTTCCTGTTGTTCCAGAAGTTCCCGATGTACCAGAAGTTCCCGATGTACCAGATGTATCTTGACTATTTGGATCAATATTTACAGGTGCAGGATCTGTTGAAACGCCGGATTTTTCTGATATTTCTTTTAGTATTTTTTGTTTTTCTTCTTCAACTTTTTTAATATCAGTCAGTATAGTCACAACATTAGTTGGTTGAGGATCTTCTGGTTCAGCAGCTAATGAATCTGCTCTATCACCACCATGTTCACTTGTTGGTGTTGGTTCAACATACCCTTTATCACTATCTGCCCTTTCTTCCGCTTTTTCTTGTTCCGCTGCACTTGGTCCACCACCAGATTCACATACAAAAACTAAATCACTTGGTAAATTTTTTAATGATGATCTTAACGATTTTATTTTTGATTTTACTAAATTAAATGCGGCAGCATTTATTGGTGGACCAGATGGTCCTGTTCCCGTTGGATGTGTTTGATTTGATATATTTGTGCATAAATTTGCCAATGCGTCACATAAATCACCAAGCCATTGAAGTGTTCTATCCCCCATTAAAACAGGAGAAACTGCATTTATACCCAAATTTATTCTCTGTGATTCTAACTCTACTACCTGTCCACCATCAATAGTAACACCTTTGTTTGAAGATAATCCTATACCTTCCGAACTAAATGCCATAATTTCTTGTTTTCGTGCATTTAGTATAATTCTATCAGAAGCCATGAGAATTTGATTTCCTGAAAAGGCATTTGCACTATGAAGATCAACACTTCTATTTGTTGCAGCATCCTTGTATTCGGATGCAGGTGTAAAGTTTAATGCTTGACCAGATGTCATCCAAATTGCAGAATCATCTTTATCTGGATCTTCAAGTATAAATTCATTGAAAGGTTTTGAATCTGGATTGGTTCCATTTGATATTATTAGTATTGGGTTTCCTGTATCACCCAATCCTTTTTTCCATAATGGTTTTTGTGGATATTCTCGTCTTTCATCAACGGTAGAACCAAATCGTATTGATTGTCCCCATCTACCTTCTATGATAATATCTCCAGGAAATGGTTGTATTGGGTAAACATCATTTCTTTCTGGAAATCCTGGATCTATTGTCTTATTTACATTTAGTCTTGATGTTACTTGTGCAGTAACACCATCTTGTGCATTTTCTCTAGCACTAGGACTGGTATTTAGTGCAGATTTACCCATGTCAGTTATTCCTGGCAAACCATTGTGG